GAACCACAGATATCAGACTATTTGGCTTTTTTTTGATAACGAAATGGTAACGATTCTGCATCATCCACCGCATTATCTATTGTGCGCTTGAGTGGGATTATGTCTCTAACGAGGTCGTCCATAAACCTTGCCGTTCACTAGGAATGTGCCATTCTTTTCAATATAGATTAGGTCAACTTGGACATTCTTGCCATGAACATACATGATTGCAAAAGCCTGTTGCCAATTAGCCGTTCCACGGGTGTATGCAGCCTGTTTGAAGTCCATTAGATTACCTACCTCAACTCCATGCAGTACACGCCCCATTCGGCCTCCTATGGCTTCTGAGAAGGATGTACGCCCTGCCCTATGGGTATGCCCAGAGATAATATTGGTTCCTGTACGCCTAGCAGCTTCGAGCGCGCTCATACCGCCATGTGGCTTAATAGGAGTGTGATCGCCATGAACTGCCACCCAACCCGGGGCAAGTGCCATAGGCTTTTTGTGAAAGGTAATCCCAAGTTCATCAAACTTCATAAACTTCTCAAACCTAAGCTCCGGCAATGATAGGAAACTAGGTATTTTTTTCATTATGACATTGTAAAGTCGGTCTGTGTGATTTGACCTAATGCAGTCAGTTACGCCTAATTCCCATAGAAGCTCGACACACCGATCACGATCATCGCCAAGAGTCTGTGAATATGCCTCTGGCGTGGACTCACTCCATTTACTGATTGTATTAAAATCTATTTCATCGCCGATCGTTACTGTCTGATCGGGTTTAAAGGTCTGTAAAAATTTTGCTATATTGCGTGTGAGATGCACATCCTCAAAGGGAACTTGCAAATCGGACAAGATAACTATTTTTTTCATTCATCCTCATCCTCGTAATCACCGAATTTTTCGGGATCGATAGGCTGTGGCAATATCCACGCTGGATAAGCCAATGGCTCAAGAATGACTGCTAACGCTATATCTACGCTAAACCCTGCTCTACGCAATGAACGATACATTTCTTGCAAGCTAATAGCCCAAGCATCTAATGCGTTGTAGGTGTCTAAGTCTATGACTTTTCTTTGTGCCATGTCTTAATTGTCACTTCTCTAAGATACGGAGGATAGTTTCGACACGCGCTTCAAGTAGATTTATTTGATCGCGCATTGAGGAACCGGAGTTAGGCTTTAGTTCGTTTAGGTAGTGCTTTACTAACCAACGCACCGAGCCAATAAACGAACCAATAACGGTCGTAGCAGCAACAACAAGAGCCGCCGTGTCCTGCGCAGTCATTATCTTTTAGGTGTTGCATATCCAAATATGCCTGACAGTACTGACCAAAGGATTGCTCGGTAATCGACATCAAAGTTAGTCGCTGACCATGCTGCTAGAAATGCTCCAGCTGCTAGAAATAGTGGATTCTTGATTTTCATTTAGTGCCTCCTAGTAGTGGGATTTGAAAAAACGAACTATCTTTGTCGCCAGCTTCCGTGAAGCTGATGTGAATGTGCTTAATGTGTGGGTTTGTACCCCGGTACTTGACCCAACGCCATAGGCTTCTTTTGCTTGCAATTTTCTTATTAAAAATGACATATGCAATGCGCTTACTTGACTTGGCGTGAGTTCGTATCTGATCGGCAAGGTAATGAGCTGTGGCATCTTTCCCATCGAGAGAAGCATCGAGATCGAAAGCACGGATGAACCCTGTATTAGGGCAAGGGTTGTGATCGCTCTTTGTGGTTGCGTGCCGGGCATCTCCGATTGTTCCGTCACTACGACGGTCTCTGTCAGGATAAGCATCGTCAGCTTGCTCTCTAAATTGAATAACTGATTTACTTAAACGAGGTTTCATCCAAGTAATAATTTTGCTTCATCGGCAGTAATGCCAAGTCTGTCAAGAATTGTTTGGCGTGCTATTGCCTTTGCTTCGGCTTCGGCTTTTTCTGCTGCAATTTGTTTTTCGAAATCTAATCTTTCTTTTTTCTCAACAGCAGTTTCATCACGCTCGGTTATAGTTTCTTCGCCTGTTTGAACATTAAAATCTTTTTCAATGATTTTCATAATTTCTCCTTATGCTGTTGTATAAACATAGATTCTTCCAGCATCAAAATTTCCAATGCTTGAAGTAATGCTAACTGATGAAATTGTTGCAGTATCATTAAATAATCCACCCATAACATACTGTCTTTGGGTGTTGCTACCGCTTGTGTTTGCTCCTGTTGCCATGTGGAACATTTTTACACCTGAAGTGTTACACCCAGTTAATAATAAATAACCATTAACACGCCCAGCGCCCGTTGCGGCTTGCATACCAAATTGAATTTTTGTATCTGCCAATGTTCCTTCATCTCCAAAGTTATCGGCTGCCCATGCTGCTTGACCGCTATTGTTAATTCCTAGATAACTGTATTTTGCACCACTATCAGAATTGAAAGTGATTCTGTATTGAGATGAAGAACTTGCACTTGCATTATTGACTATGACCATGATTTGGTCTTTACCAGAAATGCCAGAAACAGTTATTGTAGTTGCAGCAGTTAATGCAGTTCCGCCTGCGTTTAATAAAGACCAGTTTGCGTTTGCTGCTGATGTTGCCCATTCAGGAGCAGTTGCGCCAGAATTAACGGTCAATATTTGACCAGCAGTTCCAAGCGCAAGTCGTGTGTTTGTGTTAGCAGTTGCAGAACGATACTCAATATCTCCAAGTGTTGTTGAAGGATTTAGCGCCTTCGTTGTAGTATCTATTGAAGAACCAAGTGTGCGAATAGCCGCTGCGCCATCTTTGACCAAGTCGGTATCGTCTGGGGTTTCCCAAGCGTAGTTAGTAGTCGTTGCCATGTTTCTCCTTGATTAGGCTACTATTGTAGCGTTATTCCAGTCCAAAGTAGGACTTATCGTATTCCATGTTTCTGTAATTGATACATTGTTCCACCTAAATGCTTGCAAGCTGTAAGCTAATGGCGAGACAATGACAGTCAAATCCAGAGCGTTAAATCTGCTAGTCCAAGTCCAGCCTTCAACAAAGCCTTGATAGCGACCGTTGGCAATATTGACTGGCAAATTCTCAATGTTCAGGGGTAAGCCCATAAATATGTTTAAAGCTTGATCGCGTGATACATCTGGAATATTAGGGTTAGTTAATGGGAAGGTAATAGCCTTAAACTGGTCTTGAGGATAAGCCCTGATTGCTAAATAAAAAGCTGCCTGATCTTCTGCATCGCTGGTTTGTTCAATACTTGTTTGAATGTTTTGTGCTTGATAGCCGTAAGTTGCAATGGATGCGGCATCGGATGCAGTTTCCTGTTGCCCATTTTTATAGGTAATTGTGACTTCATTGCGTAAATCACCCAAGCGCTTTGATGTGGCAATGCCAGCCGCATAAGCCCATCCTGCATCAACATAAGCATATCCGTTATCTGTAAGGTATTGAGAACGATGCGTGCTGTCTGCATACCCAATGCGCCCCGAACTATCCTCATAAATATATCCAAGTCCTGAACGAGCTAATGCTGCAACAAGGCTATAAACATCTGTTGTGCTTGCAGAGCGAGCAGTAAGCTCATAATCTCCCGGGCGATCAATTTCACCTAACCCAGAGTTCTCAGCATTTTCCCATGTAATTGTTGGTTCATAATTTACCCATTCAAGAGCTGCTGCTACTTCATTCCATTGATTAGTTAGAACACTTTGTAAAATTTCATAAATTTGATCTCCATCAAAGTCTTTAACCAATACGCCTTCAGTTAGTGTTTTAGGCAATTTAGATAAAGCCCCTAGTGCTGTGATGGTAATAGCCTGAGTAATGGCTGGTTCGCCCGTTCTGACCGTTACATCAATATCTGTAACATCTCCGCCAAAGATAGGGATATAAGTGCCAGTTGAATCTTTGACTTTAATAACTACTGAATCATTAACATCAAACCCTGTAGCAGCTTCATTAAGGTTTAGGATAGTAAAACGAGTATATCCAGCCACAGGTTGAGAATAAATGTCCGAGCGCCCTGAAGTAATAGTTAGATTGGCAATAGTTAGATCAGTAACATCTCCAAGCCCATTAACCTCAACTGCATATTCTGGAGTCCATACTGTCATGCAAATGCACCAGCACCAAGGGTTCCACGATAAGAAGATTGGTTGAGCACATCAATAATCTGTCGAGCTGTTGATTCTGAATCGATTGCTCCGTTAACTGTAATGTTGTTATTGTAGTTAACTGCCTGACCAGAATAACCCCCAGCAAAGCTAGGGGAAGCCATAGAAGGCACTCGGGAAGGAGTAGATGCAGTCATGTTTATGTTTGATGCGCCTGAACCGCCAAAGCCTAAGAATTCTCTAACCTTTTTGCCAATCTCATACAATGCTTGAAAGGCGCTTATTAATTTGCCAACTGCTGTAACGACTAGACCGATTGCAATGGCAATACCTGAAAGAACAACCTTAAATGCACCGCCTAAAAATGGTGCTAAAACATCGCTAATAAATTTCCATAGACCAGTGAAGGCTTCTTCGTTGTCACTAACTGCTTTTTTAACTGTATCAAAGATTTTTTTAGTGCCTTCAAAGATTGGGATAAGTAATGTTTTAGCAACTCTAACAATCTCATTTAATGCATTCTTTAAGCCAGTACCACTTTCAAACCCTTGCACAAAAGATTGAATTGCTGGAACTACATATTTAACAATGTTTTCAACCATAGGAGTGATTGCTTGGAGGATAAATGTGCCTACAGTTTCCTTGGCTTCATCAAAGGCAATCTTGAGACGATCCATTTGACCTTGGAATGTATTAGCCTTTGTTGTTGCCTGATTAGCAAAGGTATCTGCCAATTTAGCAAATACCTGCTCGGCTGTCATGCCAGCTAGTTCAGCCTTAGATAATCCGACCCCTAGCTTGCCCAAAGCCGTTGTAGAGCCCTCCTGTGCCTTTGCAAGGGCAGTTGTAACACTCTCTAATGACTTGCCACTACCAGCTGAAATATCTAATGCAAGTCTTTGAAGTTTTTGAGCCTCGGTAACGCTACCAGTTGCCCTGGCTAGCCTTTCTAAACTCGGTCTCAAATCCTCATCCGTAACACCAAATGCTAATGATGTTTGTGTTATGTAAGACTCTGTGGCTTTAATCTGGGCATTTGTGGCGCCAGTCACATTTCTTAAAGTAAGTGCAAGTTTTTCCTGAGCAGCTGCATCGGCAATGGCAGACTTAACTCCATCGACTGCTAACTTGCCAGCATAGGCAGCAGCGGCAACGCCGGCTAGAAGGAACGCTTTACCAGCGACTTTTCCAAAGTTTGTAATCTTATCGCCGAAAGTTGTAACTTCATTGTCGGCTTTGTTTATATTCTTGGTGAAGTTATCTATGTCAGCAAGGAGTTTGAGAGTTAAGGCTCTACTTGTACCAGCCATTATGTCCACTCCTTCAAAATCTTATCGAACGATTTAGTCCACTCAGCCACAATGTAAGGTTGAATCTTTCGAAGTGTTGGATATATAAACCAACCCTTAGAACCTCGACCCTCACGCCCTGACCAAACTGGGAACTGCTTAAACTTGTTAGAACCAAACTCCGAGCCACCCCAGATGTCTTTAGTAGTTGCTCCGCCACTAAACTTCTGAGCTGCAAACCCATAAGTGATCTCACCGATCCTAGATGACTTTTTAACCTTAGAACCTTCAGCAATGCGACTGGCAACTGCTCGGGATTGTAGCCCCGATGCAGTACCAATCACCTCTTGCCTAGCGTACTCAGCCAAAGCCCCGGACTGGCGTTTGGCTTCCTCGGTAGCTTGCTCATCCATATTTTTTAATGCTTTGAATACAGCGCGAAGTTCACTCTTATCGAAAGCTGTTTGTTCAGCCACGATTCCTCGCTTCCAGTATTTCAATCGCTGTTAAAATGTCCTCTGCTGTCTGCCACTCTGACATTGGTATCTGAGTTGCTATTGACAGTTCAACTAAGAGTCGGCTTACGCTTCCTCTTGGATGACTTTTGGGTCATCACTTCCCACCTCGACATCTGCCACCGTCTCCATCCAAATCTCTAATGGCTTTGTTGGCTTTCCACCTGCATCACGCTTCATTGCTGAATGTGCTACAAATAAAATATCCCACATACCACCAAAGTTAGAGATAACCTTTTTAGTTGTCATTTCCCATTTGGCATAGTCCGGTGGTCTGACTAGATAAGTATCTTCAGACCCATCATTATATTTAATTGTTATGTTCTGTTGCATTGTTTTGCTCCCGTTCTATTGATTAACTAAATGTCTCGGTAACGCTTCCTTGTGACACCTTGAAAGTAAAGTCTACAGTCTGAGCATCTGTTCCAGCGCCTCCAGCTGTTGGAAACTCTGGCTTAATTGGGAAAACAAACTGAGCGCCTGTTGCGGCTGTTAAAGTGATTTGGATGTCTGTATCTGGTGCAGTTTCTGCTGCTGTCCATAGTGCTTCACAAACTGAGTTAGCCTTACCCCAGTCAGCCAACATTGAAAGAGCAAAAGTTCCTTCAATGTTAACTGTCTTGTAAGCTTCTCCATCGAGAGTCTGGTATGTCTCACGAACATTTGTCTTTGTTAGAACTGCGCTTGTTGCTTGGGCTTCGACATCTGTTCCACCTGTGAAAGATAGAGAAATATCGCGACCTGTGATTACTGTGGTTGCCATTTATATTCCTTAGGTTGTTTGTGTGTAGTAGGTAGAAACTCTGATGTCAGCCACCAAAACATTGGATGGCCCGACCTGAGTAACCGTTGGTTTTTCTATTGCTCCGATTGTGTACCCGACTGGGATAACCTTCAGAACACTTATAACTAGCTGCTCGAGGTTGTCGAGCGATGCAGGATTGCTGTTATAGGCAACCGCTACAGATATTGTTAAATTGATTTTCATGTGCAAGGTTGACTTGTTAATTGTTTCCAATTCAATATATGGTGAATCCGGAACGGTTACCACAAAAGGAACCATTGGAGCCTCTGGCACATAGGCGTACACATTGCCTGCAACGCCGGCTAAAGCTGTTGCTAATGGCTGGCGTACTGTGTCAAGAATTGTTGATGCTGGCATTACTGCACCATTGAATCAGTATCGATGTATGCGCCCAAGAGACCAGATACCCGATTGAATAAACTCCGACCTAAACGATATGGGCTAACTTGTGTGAAATCTATGCCTTCGATCTGTCCACCCGGAGCGATACGGCTCTGGAATACTTCTACTGATACTGCTAGGACTGCTGACTCTACGGCTGCGTTTCCAACATAAGTTGAAGCGCCTGAAAGAGTTGCTAAGCCTGATGGGATTACTTTACGCTCTGTGATGTCTGCGTTAACAAGTGCCACAGTAAAGTAACCATTGAATTCTCTGTAAGCCCCGTCTAGATAAATGCGTGAGCTTGATCGAACAATGAAATCCTCGATGTCAATATTGCTTGACTCGATAATTGTAAATGTTCCGTTAAAGGGAGCACCAACGCCAGTAATGACTACGCTCTGACCTTCTGAGAAGTTGTTATCTCCTAGAACCGAATATGTTGCAATGTTATCTGTTAATGAAACCATGTCGATTGGACTTGAGTATTTAACAAGCATTGGCAAGATTACAGACTCAGCTGTATCAATCACATCTGTTAAATAACTGTCCGAATAGAGAGAATTGGAAACGCCAAGCACAGAGCGTAATTCAGCTGGTGTGACTATTGCTGCCATTTCCAATTCCTCTCGTTAAACGGCTGGGGGAGCGATCGGGAGCAACCGCCCCCCCATGATTAGTTGTTTAGATTATGCAACCATGTAACGGTATGCGCCTGCGCCAAGCTTTGTAGCGACTGCACCATAACCGTAGTAGCCAACCTGTACTTGACCTGTTGAGATCAAGTTTGTCTGTAGAGACAAGCGTGGGCTCTCGTACCATGTGTAAGCATCTGGGTTAACGATAATCATTGAGTTATCGCCTACGCCTGATAGTGAACGAGATACGCGAAGGTTTAGACCAAGAACATTACCGCGAATTGCTGTTGCAGTTAGGTCTCCGCCTGCGTTCTGTGGGTTGATTGTCTGTGTAAAGATTGGGCGGTTTGATGAATCAACTAGACCCATTAGAACTCCCCATTGCTCTGGTGACACAATAATATTTTGTGCAAATCCAAGAGTGTTTGTGTAGATTGAAACTGCTGCATCTGCAACAAAGTCAGCAGCTAGTGCGCCTGTTGTTAATGTGCGGTTTCCGCCATCTGTTCCGTTTGTTGCTAGTACTGTTGCGACTCTTTCGTCTGTTGCCTTTGCGTATGCGTATTCCATTTGGCGTACAAGTTCAGCGAAGAATGCTGGAGATGAACGGTCTAGAAGCTCGAGCGAAAATGTCTGTTGTCCAATGAACTTCTGAACATTTACAGTAACAAACGCTGCGTTCTGGTCTGTCTCTGATGGTGTTCCGCCTTCAGTTGCGATTGCAACTGTTGGTGCAACTGTGATCTTTGGAATCTCAAAAGACATACCTGCATCTGGCAATGCGCCGCGTGAGATTGAATCGATTGTTGGGCGATCAGCGTTTGAAATGCCGTTGATTACCTCTGTTAGTTG